CAGAGGTGCTATCTGATATAGGTGCAACAAGCGCTACAGATGCAGCGAATGAGGCAACAGCTTTAGCAATAGCGTTAGGATGATAACATGGCAAATACTTTTAAATTATCAAGCAAAGCAGGAGTAACAAGTGCAGATGTAATCTACACAGTAGCTAGTAGCACAACCACGATAATACTAGGTTTGATATTAGGAAATACAACAACTAGTCAAGTTACTGCAACTGTAACATTAACATCAGATACTGGTAATAGAACAAATACTAATGATGAAGTGAACCAAACAGTAGAACTCATTACAAATGCACCCATCCCAGCAGGATCATCACTAGAACTTTTGGCAGGTAACAAAGTTGTATTAGAAACAACAGATAGCATATCAGTATCTGCAACTGGTGCAACAGACGTTGCTTTATCTTACATGGAGATCACATAATGCCTTTTGTTGGTAAGTCACCAGTTACAACTTTTGAAGCTACAACTGCCGTACAAAGATTCAATGGCGATAACTCAGATACTACATTTACATTAAACAGAACAGTAAGTTCAGTACAAGATGTGCTTGTTTCTGTAGATGGTGTTGTACAAGATACATCTGCATATACAATACCAGATGGCACAACATTAACATTTACGGCTGCACCTAGTTCTGGAACTGCAAATATCTTTGTTAACTTTTTAGCACCACAAACTGGCACAGTTACACCAGCCGCAGAGAACAAAGGTAATTTTAAAGCAGGTGGTTTGTTTAGAACAAATGCACAAAACTTAACTGCAAATACAACAATATTAGCCACAGAAAATGCACAAGTAACTGGTCCGTTTACAATAGATAGCAGTGTAACATTGACAGTTAATAGTGGTGGAAGGTTGGTGATATCATGAGCGAGATTAGAGTAGATACAATAAAGACTCGTGCAGGTGCAGTGCCAAAAGCATCTGATTTAGGATTGAATGTTACAGGAAGTGTGTTGCAAGTTGTAAGTGTTGATTCTAGTACTCAACAAAACACAACAAGTACTTCTTATGTAGCTAGTTCAGGTGTGACTGC